ATTGGGTGGTTGTTGGCCACAAGAGCCACACCGTCGCCGCCGGTATAAGAGGCGTTGAAGGCGCGGTTTAGGACGTTGGCGCAGAGGGTTTCCTTCGTCTCGATCAGGGACTGCGCCAAGTGACGGGCGTAGGTCTGGCCGATACGGATGTGGTCACCGTCTTCCACGAGGACCTTGGTCAGGGCGAATGCCAGACCGTAGACCTTGTAGACGTAGCGCTGGATGAACAGAACGCCACCGGACTGGTAGGTGACGGGCATGCCATCTGGCAGCTCGGGAGACGCGCCGAACCCGTACAGGACAGGCTCTTCGTGGTAGTTGCGGGGAATGCCGGTGAATTCGTCGAAGACTTGCTTCCACTCATCAGCGCGCTGCTCATAGATGCCGTTGAACTCTTCGTTCAAGATCGGCTCAACAATAGACCTAAAGTCTGTTGAACGCATTGGCGTAGCCATAGTTTAAGCCCTCCTTAGAATGCGGCGCGGTCGGCGACCATTTGATGCTCGGAAACCTGAACTTCAACGATGGGGAAGTTATCACCCCAGTTGTTGTCAGGACCGGGCGACAAACCGATCACGCGCAGCGAGGCGTTGGTGGTGGCGGAAGCAACATCGAGCATGATTTGGCTAAGGCCAACGACGGTCGAACCTGCGGTGATCACGGTGAAGTCAAATTGCTTACCAATGTCATCCACGGTCAGGGTTGCATTGGCTTGAATTTCGTACACGATGGTAGGATCAAGCGTAACGTAGGCCACGATGTCGGTGGCTGCGGTGCCAGTTGTCCACTTATTGGACACGCGACGACGACCGTCTGCGTCCGTGAACTCAACACCTTGGAAGGAGCCAATGAAACGGTCGCCGATGGCGGCAGCTTCGATGGTACCATTGGTGCCGATCTTAACGGGCTGGTTACCAAAAATGTTCGCCGCATACCCAGTCAAAATCGAATACGCGGTGGGGCGGACCACACCGGAAGGCGAAAATGCGGGACGGAGGCCGAACGGCTGTGAAACAGTAGACATAGCCTTACCTCATGAAAAAGTTAACGGTGATCCGCCTTAGTCATCAAAGATGCCTCGGGCGGGATTTTTCTGATGCAAGTCTTGCATCCCGTCTCCTTCGTACAGTGTGCTGCCTGAAGCTTGCGCCTGCTGCCGCATGAAGTCTGCGGTGTCTGCAAGTTTATCTTCTTCGCGAGCAGGTGCATTGTGGTGAGCTTCCTGCATGAACTTGTTGTACAAGCTCAAGGGCAGCTTAAACGCAAGCATTTCGTTGACTGCCACCATCCCTTGCCAGTCGCCCGTCTTCTGTGTGGCATATTCCATGCCGGGCACTTCGTCGGGTTTTACAGGCTCATAGCCCAACTGCATGCGACGGTGGATACTGTCGCGCGGGTTGGAGGTAGTCAGCCAACACACATGATAACCGGGAATTAACGGAAGATCAGGAAGTGCATCGTTGTGTAGCGACATTCGGAACATTTCAAGCCGGTCGTCATCGCTTATATCCCGTCGCTCGGTGACCGCTCGGTCACTCATTGCGCGGGAGCGCCGTCCAGCACCCGGTTCCTTTTTAAGACGTTCATCAGCTTCGATCATAATTGGCATACTCCTTTAGCGTGCCGAATTTTTGTCGTAGGCCTGATAAGTCTTGAGCATACGGGTCCGTTTTACCGGATCGTCCCATATACCTGCGTCTATCATAGCCTGTTTTCTCTCGGGTGTCACGTACACTTCTCGCTTCGTGCTCGCGGGTGCGTGTTCGCGGGTATTTCCCATAGGCGGGGCCTTGCGGCGACCGTTTTGGGTATTGCGTGCTGGCGCGTCGTCCGTGCCCAGCCGAGCAGATACGCGTTGCGTAAGCTCCTGCCAATAGTCTATGGACGCGGGGTTGTAGCCGTCGCGCACGAGTTGGCTGTCGATGGCCTTAGTGATGGCGCTTTCCTCGTCACGGCCCTGCGGGTCGTACCAAGTGTTGGCCGCCAGCCACTCCTGCGCCAGAGACGTCACGCGCGTGTCCACGGCGGGCGCGCTTGCGACTTGCTTGGCCTGAGCCACCTGCTGCTTGGCCGCGTATAGCTGCTGCGCACGCGCATTGGCCTCGTCGCGCAGGCGCATGGCCACCGCAACGTCGTCGCCGTTGCCAGCCTCCACAGCGCGCGCAATGATCGTCTCGGCCTGCTTGGCCTCGCGAACGGCTTGGCTGAAGCGTTGGTCGATTGCCAGCTCATTGTGATCAAGGGCGTTGCCCTCAACCGCCGACACGCGGCGCATGAGCGCCTCGTTCTGTTCGCGCAGGTATTGCAACTCGCGCTCGGCGTTTTCTTTGGCATTCTTGCGCACGTCACGGCGCTTGATACGCTTGCGGCGATTGCGGCTGGTTACCTCGCCGTCGCTGTCGTCTTGGCTTTCGGAGAGGCGCTCGTCCTCGTCGTCATCCTCGTCATCGGCGATGCGGCTGTCTTCGCCGTCGTCATCTAGCGGCGTCTCTACGGCTACGAGTTCCTCGTCGTCGTCTTCGTTCAGTTGGTTGTTTGACATGACTGCCTCCTTTCAGGCTTATAGGAAGGCCTTGATGGCCAGCGGGTCGCCGGTCACCTTGCCCACTAAGTCGAGGTCATTAAAAATTACGACAATGGCGTCATCTTCGCCGTCGTCGGTCTTCACCGTCCACTTGTCGCCGCCGTAACGAGGCACGCGCACGAAGTCACCGACTTCGCACCACGATCCCTCGGGCCACGGTTCCACAGTGTTACGATTTTTGAACGCAAGCGAGCCGACGCCGATAACCTTGGCCACCTGTGTATTGTAAATCTCATCCTGTCGGCTTTCCGACGTGAGAATGATACCGCCCTTGGTCTGCTTCTTGGGTGTACGGATTTGAACCAGTACGCGCGAACCAAAGGGCGTCACGCCTGCGTCTGCGGGCGGGAAGGCGTCATCCAAACTTGAGTAGTCAAACGAAATCTTATTGGCTAGTTCTTGCATGCGTGCTCCCATGCAGGTTAGAGGTCGAAGTCGCGCCGTTCTTTCTCCGCAACCATGTCAACCAAAATTGACTTGGCGTGTTCCAGCCCGGCGTATAGGCCGACGCTGCGCCCGTAATCGAACGCATCGCGACCTTGAGGCTGTTGCAGCGCTTCTCGTGCGAGCAGGGTCTGCTCGTCCTCCAAGCGCCGCAACAACACCTCAATTCTGATCATGCGGGCGTCTTCTTGCCCGTGCTGCCGGTGCCGAACGGACCCTTGCCCGCGCCGGTTTCGGCGTCTTGGCCCATAGCCAGACGCTTGTGCAGGCGAATGCCCTCGTTATCCGCAGGCTTGCTAGCTTTTGGGGATTTGGTGTCTACAGCCATAGTCATTCCTCCGTTACGGGTTGATCCCGGTGCCAGTAGACACCGCGAATTTCTCACCAGATGTGACTTCCAACTGCGCCAATTGCATCGCGGTCAGATTGTCGGCTTGGTTCATGTCCAGACGCGCCTGAATTTCGGCGGCCTTGCGCTGATCTTCGCGATCTTGGCGCTGTGCCTCGGTCTGCGCGTCGATCTGGGCCGTTTGCAGGTCCACACTCGCGCGCATTTGCTCGGATTGCATGTCGCTTTGCAGCTTTTGCGCGGCGATCTGTGCGTCGGTCTGGGCCTTTTGCTGCGCGATTTGCAGTTTCTGACCTTCGAGCTGCATCTGCTGCTGATCTGCGGCCTGTTTGCGCTGCACTTCGGCCATGAGGCTCTGCGTCGGATCGGCGGGAGGCGGCGGTTGGAACTTGGCCAGCATATCCGTGGCCTGCTTGATGGCGTCGGGCAGGGCCGCAAAGACGCTGCCTGCCTCTGCCGCCACTGACTGGGACGCCTCGGCCAGCATGCGATCCACGGATCGCTTCTGGTCTGGGTCTTTCATCTCCTCGAGGGCCTTGCCCACGTCAACGCCCGCAGCCTGATCCGCCAAGTCCGAAACGGCGGACGCGTACCACATGGAGATGTGCTCCTTGAGGTGCGAGATCATGACGGGCAGGTAGGTCGGCGCGATCAATTGGCTCATGCCCAGTGCGGGAGACAGCATGTACGCCAAGTGCGTCTTGAGGTGCGCGATGTGATCCTGCTCTGGGAACGCCACCACGGGCTTGCCCATCGTGGCCACCACGTTTTCCTGCACAGCGTTCTGCTCTTGCGGCTCAATTGGCTTGACCAGTAGCTCTTTGGCGTTCGGCACCTTGAGCGTTTCGAGCACGCGCTCCTCGACCTTGCGCGCGTCGTACAGTTGCGGCATCTGCTGCGCGCGTTGCGCCACGGCCTGCACCTGCGCATAGCGCTGGCTTTCGGAGAAGATGTTCGGGTCCGATACCGGCACGACGTCCATCGGCCCTTCGAAGTCCGAGCGCTTGGCGATGTCCTCGCCCAGTTCCTCTCTCTCCTCGGCGTCGCTGAGGTACATACCGTTGAGGCGGTGCAGGATCGCCAGAACGCGCGCCATCGAGTTGTGCAGGCGCGCGTGGATGGCACTGAACACCACCATGCCCTGCTCGAGGCGTGCCAGCGTGGTGCCCACTGGCGCGTTCGGGTTGCCGTCGCCGACTTCCTCCATCGTGGTGCGGATCACGCCCTTACCGGCATCGACTAAGAAGCCGAGCAGTTGGAACAGGACCGGCGATGGCGGGTTGAATGGCAGCGGCATAGCGATCTTGCGCACGTCGTCCACATTCAGGCCGCCCTCGATCTCCTCCACCTGCGTGGGCTGGATATTCAGGGACTGGCCGCCTCGTGACCCGCCCTTGAGCTTGAGCATGGTCTGGCTGTTGCTAATGTGCGCCGCGTCCATCAGGGCGCGCAGGGCACCCGTGGCCGCCGCAGAGATGCCGCCGATCATGTGCGGCAGGCCGATGGGGTAGGCACCGCGCCACGGCACGAACGGGAACTCCACGACCCACTGCAACTCTTCGCGGGTCTCGTCCTGCTCATCCCAGTTTCGGTATATGGCCAGCACCTTCGAGGACGTCTTGTCCACGCTGATGATGTACGGCGCGGGTCCGTCCGTGTCGTCCTCAACGTCTGCGTAGCAGTAAATTTCGAATACGGTGCGCAGGCCGTCCTCGTTGTAGGACGTGTCGCTGCGCCCCTCGATCTTGTCATTGGCGACGTCAGACGCGGATCGGTCTGGCTCGGTGCCCGTGTGCCCCACGTCCACGTCGCGGTACATGCCCGACTTGACGCGCTGGCGATAGTCCAGCTCGGTCAGGTACTGCACATGCGTCTTGCGCTGCGCCGTGTAGAAATTGGTGGCCGCGAACGGCAGGTACATGTCGTCGATGGCGACGAACAGGAATTGCGGGCGGTTGCGCCCCTCGTCCCATGACAGCTTCAGATACTGCGCGCCGCCCAGCGGCACCTGCGTCAGCAACTGCTCAAGCTCGGAGCGGAACTCCGTGGCCTGCGTCGTAAGCTGCCAGTTCATGTACTTGGTCTTGCGCTCGGCCTTCTCCACCTTTTCGGGCGTGAGCGTGCCGGGTATGAAATCGCGCACTGGGCCTTGAGGCGGAAACAGTTCCTTGATGGCGCGTGCGCTGAAGTCCACGCACACCTCGGTCATCATGGGGTGCACGACCTTGGACGCGCCTTGGAACTGGGCACCGCCCGGTGCGTCGTCGCCCAGACCCGTGCGGCGTATGCCCTCCTCGTACTGCTCGTCGCGCTTCTTGCGCGCCTCGCGGTCGCGCGTGATCAGTTCAAGGAATTGCGAGGCCAGCTTGGCAAGCTGCGGCTCGGGCAGGTCCTCGGCAAGGTTGACGTAGAAGTCCGACGACCCGTCGCTCGGGATATCCTCGTCCAGCGTGACGATGGCACCGCCGTCTTCGGTGTCCTCAACGTCAGGCGCAGGCTCGGCGTCCATAGGCACCATCTCGCCGTCGGGCATTTCGTTCTCGGGGTCCATCAGGTGCCTTCTGCGCCGAGCGCGTCTGCGGGGTTAATGCCTATTATACCGATAGGGCTGGTATTGTCCACTCTGGCCTGCAAGCCCGTCGCCACGCGCCACAGCTCGTCGGCGGTGGCGTCCGTCTTGATGCGGTTGGCGCGCGCGCTGATGACCCACACGTTGTCGCGCGTGTAGCCGCGCGCGTTGTCGATGCGGTCGAGGGCTGGGCTGTCGCCGCCGACGGTGATCCGGTCGAAGCGCAGGGCGATCCCGAGCAGGGGGCACACGTCGGCTGCGTTGTCGTGCACCCAGCCCGCGTCCAGATCGAAGTCCAAGCCCTTGCGCTTGGCGCGCGATCTGGCGTTGTCGCAGGCTTGGCTGGACCAGTACCGTCGCGGGTCTTCAGTGCGCTTGGCGCGGCGCTTGCCATTGATGGCCTCGCGCGCCCCAGCGTACTCGTCCGTCTCGGACCACGCCTTGTACGCACGCGCCGTGCAGGCGCGGCAGCGGTAGCTCACGCCGAGCGCGCGGCTGCGATCCACCGCGAACTCTTCGAAGGGCCTGTTGTCCCCGCAGTAGTTGCAGCGCAGCCGGTCAGGACGCATAGGGATTGCTGTACGGTTTGGGAGGCACGTACTCTGGCTCGCTGCCCTTCTTGTCGAGCTTCATGGCCGAGAGCATGTTTTTATCCATGAGCAGGCGTATAGCCTGCGAGCAACTGTCCACGAAGTCGTCGTGCTTGATCGATCCCGCGCCGGTGAAGGCGCAGAGCTGTGCCAGCATCGGCTCGACCCACGTGCGCGGGCGCTTGGGGTGCTTGTCGCTCTCGGGCAGCCACACCTGCCGACGCGCGAAGACGGACGAGACCATATGCAGGCGCGACAGCTTGTCGGCCCTGCCGGGGTTGTAGGCGTAGGCCGTGATGCCCTCGCGGTCCAGCATCTGGCGCAGGCTGATGCCGCTGCCCTTGTCCTCGATCACGCAGATGTCCACCTTGCGCCCGGCGCTGGCCATCTTGGACGATCCGAACAGGGGCTTGATCAGGGCCGTGTCTTGGTCGTCGCCGTAGGCCACGTTCAGCTCGCGCTTTACGCGCTTCATCAGGTCGGGCAGGCCGAGCTGCTCCTGCCAGCAGTCGAGCAGCAAAACTTGGTTGCGATCCTCGTGGCGGAACACGCCCCAGACCGTGCAGGCGCTGAAGTCCGCGCCGTTCTTGCGGTCGGTGGTGGCCTCCGTGAAGGCGGTGTCGAGCGACATCACGATCCAGTCGAAGGGCGGCAGCGGCTTCTTGGCGGGCCACAGGCGCAGCCACGAGCGCTTGATGATGCCCGCCTCTTCAGGGTCGATCAGTTCCCCGTCCAGTTCCTGCCTGCCGATCGTCGTGCCCTCGTACTGCACGAGCTGGTCGAAGAATGTCTGGGGCAGGTGGTCGCGGTTCTCGTACGTCGAGCCGCGCGTGATGACGCGCCCAGCCTGCGGCGTCACCAGCTTGCGCACCAGTTCGATCGGTTTGGGCGTGGTGGTCCAGAGTATCTTGGGTTTGGGTCCGAGGCGCAGGCCCATCATGGCCATGTCCCACGTGTCGTCCGCGTACTGCCACGCGGCCAATTCATCACACCAGATGCGGCTGTGCTGTGGCCCGCGCAGGCGCTCGGCCTTCTCGGCGCTGAACCCACGGATCGTCGCGCCATTGCGCAGGGTGATGATCAGGTCCGATCGGTTGTAATCTTTTACCAGTTCGGGCGGAATGATGCTGATGATACCGGCTGGGCCTTCGAAGGCCGTGTAGCGCACGTCTGCCTGCGTCGGGCAGATGACGGCGCTAGGCAGCGCCTCGGGATCGCACCACGCCTCCCACGCGATCCACTGCGCGCCGAGCAGGGTCTTGCCAAAGCCTCGCCCTGCCATGACGCCCCACTGGCTCCAGTCGCCCTCTGGCGGCTGCTGCTTGTCGCGGGCGGTGTCGTCCCATGCAAGCTGCCAGCGCAAGGCCGCGAGGTCCGTAGGACCCATTGCGGCGATGGCTGCGAGCTGCTTGTCCTCTGGCAGGTCGAAGATCACTTAGGGGCGTCGCCCTTGCCCTTGCGGGCGCGCAGGAGGGCCATGATCTCCTTGGCCGTGCCACTGGTGCTCTCGATCTCGATCTTGCCGCCGTCCTTGCCGGTGCTCTCGACGCGGCTGGTTTCGCGCCAGTCGGCTGGGAAGCGAGCGGCCATAGAGCGGCTGTAGAGGGACGCTTGGAACTTGTCAGCGAGCAGGCCATTGCGGCCTTGGCGCTCCCACCAAGCCTGCGACAACAGGCGCGCCTGCGCGAAGGCTCGAGAGAAGTCTGGCCACTTTTCTGGCCATTCCACCTCAAGCGTAACACGGTTGACGCCGATCTCTGCGGCCATCTCGACGATAGAGTAGCCCTCGTTGCCCATGCGGATCACGTCGTCGCAGTACTCCGGGCGATAGGACGTAGGCCGCCCAAACACGTAGCCGGGCGGCTTCTCTTTGACTGGCGCTGTGGCAGCGGCCTTGATCTTGGTGCGTGGTGTGTCGGCTGCGGCCTTCGCGGCGCGCTTCCGAACAGGGGGTTTCTTTGGCGGTGCTTGCATGTGTCTCGAGCCTTTCGCTAGAGCTACATATAGCACCGCAAGGTGCAGACTGCAACGCGAGGGCTGGGCAAAGAAAAACCCCGCCGAAGCGGGGCTGGTTTAATCGTTTACTTCTTGGCCGTCTTGGCGCTGGCCTTGAAGGCCGAGGCCGTAGGTGCGCCCTTAGCGCCGGGTGAGCGCATCTTCTCGCCAGACCCAGCCGCGATGCGATCCTTCTTGGCGTTGATGTTTGCGTAAAGACCGTTCTTCATATCAGCACTTCCACCGTTTGAGTGATGCCTTGGCACGTTCGCCATTCTTGGCCTTAGCGGCCACCGCGCCCATACGGGCGCAGAAGGAGGCCTTGCGGCCCTTGTCCGCCTCGCTCTTGGGGTTGGGCGCAGGGGCCTTCAGATGCGATCCAGTCTTGGCATTGTACTTCGCTCGGCCCTTGGCCGTCAGACCCGCACCCTGCTTCACCGATAGCTTCTCGCCGCGACCCACAGACAGGGACACCGCGAACCTTGATTTCTGTGCCATGCTGGCCACCTCCGCTGCCCACCGTTTTAGCACTGAGCGGCGCGGACCGCAACGTGACGTAGGGGCAAAGAAAAACCCCGCCGAAGCGGGGTTAATTTATCGTCATGCTGCTTTTGATATTTAAGCGGCTAGCTTTGCCGCAACTGCCTTAGCCAGAGCCTCTGATGGGCAAACGCGAATTAGTTTCGAACCTTGGTATACGTAGAAATCAAAACCATAATGTTCTTTTACTTTTGTGATGGTGATGGTCATGTGGGTATCTCCGTTTGGGTAGGTCGTTGTTGATGACTTCTTATGTCATGTGCAGGTCGGACTTGCAACACCTATTTGCAAAAAAAGATAAAAAAAATGCCCCGCCGAAGCGGGGCTAATTTAATGGGTTCAATGCTGTTAATTAGCGGTTTGTTGCCAGACCGCTAAAGCGTCTGCTGACCAATTGGTTAGGCCCTTAGCGTTTGCGTTTAGCATTGCACCAATCAGAACTTTAGCTTTGGCTGGCTTATTAGCGCTTAGTATGGCGTTCACGCATTCACGCGCTTGTTCGGCGGTTTGAGGTGTTTGTTTAATTTGCATAGCGTCCTGCTGAGTAAGTCGTTGTTGATGACCCCTTGTCACATGTGCAGGTT